GAAAAAGCCCCACCGTAGCGGGGCTCTTAATATTCGGTTTGTCAGACTAGGATCAGCGCTGGGGGCCGTCAACCAGCTCGTAGAACACCTTACCAACAGAAGGGGGGTTTGCCTCGTCTTCGATGTTTTCGAATACATAAAAAACATTGTTTTCATCGGCGTTGGTGATGGCGCCACGGAAGTGAGCAATACCCACACCCGCGTCATTGATCATGTCAGCACTGAAAACAACCCCGGCTCCGAGCACTCCTCCACCGAGGTATACGGTGAGAAACTCATTACCAGAAGCAGAAAGGTTGACCTCGGTAGCGATTACGCGGATGGTCTTGGCGTGAGCCAAAGTGGTCTTGGCAGGGGTGGGAGTAGTGGTGATTTCGCACTCAGCGTCGAGGTTGAAACCTTCACGGGGGAAAAGGCCGGTAGAACGTGCAGCCATTGTAGGTTACAGAATAAAGGACAAGAGATGCCAAACTTACCGTAGAGAATCTGGCTTACAACTTATGATACCCATCCATGAAAAAAGGGGCGCGATGGCCCCTTGACTCTATTCAGTTGGACTGATCAGGTGATCAGGGATCAATAGTAGCGTCGATGTCAGCCAGGCGAGCAGCTGCACGGCCATTGATCAGAGCCAATCCGCAGTACCACTCAACGCGAGTGATCAACTGAGGACGGTCGAAGCTTTCGCCCAGTTCGCGGACGTTCACGCCACCGTTCTGGATGCCGGTCAGGTGGTCGTTGCCGAAGGACACGACGTAGAGGTCCTGCTGATCGACGTCGCTGTCGAGGATGGGCACGTTCTTGTTGTCGCGATCCAGCTCGAGCAGGGGCAGGCCCATGTAGGTGGTCTGCTGGTAGCCGAACTCGTTACGGCCGATTTCGATTTGACCGTTACTCCGGGCCTGACGGGTCAGAGCGCGACGCATAGACTTGGAGCACACGATGTACTTGCTTCCGCCTTGAGCGTCAACGCTGTCGATAGCTTCGTCAAGTTTACCGAGGTCCAGGGCATCACCGTCATTGTCGAAGTACTGAGAAGAACCGCTCGGAATACGAGCAGCCAGGCCGTCGAACTCGAAAGGAGACTCGCCGGAGTCGCCGTTGATGAACAGAGCTTCCCAAGCCATACGCATTGCGCGGACGCGGGACTGAACCTGATAAGCTTTGGCTTCAGCGCCTTCGAGGTTAACGATAGCAGAGTCAACCTTGATGTCGCCACCGAAGAGCTTGAGGCTCTCGGACTGCTGGCTCACTTCAGCGTAGCTCTCTTGCAGAGCGCCGTTGTAGCTACGGAAGCCAACATCAGGCAGGCTCTCTTCACGCTTCCAGAAGATACCGTTACCTTCGATGTTGCGGAAAGGGAGGACGGACATGAGCTGACCAGCGGCCAGTTCGGACACAACTGCAAGCTCCTGGGGAGTCTTGGCGTGCTTTTGTGCTTCGAGCAGAGTAAGTGCCATGATAAAAAACCTTAGAGAAGTTGGACTAGATTGGGTATGTTGTCTCGGAAAGCATCGCGCTGACTTTGACTCGACACCCGTCTGTTCAACTTCATCACGAAGTATCCCGTTTGGGTGATCTATAGATATGATACCTATTGAATGGAATACCGAAACTATCAATAAAAAAAGGGGCCTCCTTAGAGACCCCTGAGATTGTAACTGTTTAGCGAGACTTATGAACCGAAAGCTCTACGGAATTTTTCGTCACGGCTGAGGCTTGAGAGATCTTCAATTGTAGCACCGCCGGCATCGGTTCCGCTGAAGCCAATACCTGCGCCGCCACCCTTGACACCCTGGAAGAAAGTGCCGAACACGGGGTCGCGCTTAAAGCTAGCCATATGCTCTTCGGGGGTAATGCGCAAACCAGTCTCCTTATCCATGACCGGATCGCCGGCAGCATCGATAACCGTCAAAGAACCATCAGGCTCTTGACGGAAGGACGAGCCGATCTGATCAGCAAGCATGTCGAAGAAGGAAGTCCCGCCGGTTGCATCGGTACGACCACCAGTAGAATGGAACACCTTCTCCAGAGCATAGCGCTTCTTGTAAGCCTGGAGGGCCTTGTCGGCCGCGTCGGCACGCTGGATAGCTTCTTGAGCCTGACCAGAGTACTTAGTCTCCATGGCATCACGCACTTCACCCCATTGGGCTTGAAGGCGAGCCGCTTCGGCGGCTTCTTCCTGCAGGGAGCGGTACTCCTCAGGATTGATCTCTGCGAACTTTTCAAGCTGACCCTTGGTCTCCTTGAGATCGCGCTCGTACTGTTTACGTGCCTCGCGCTCAGCCTTGAGAGCCTTCAGCAGGTTCTCGGCCTCGGAACGGGGCATCATTTCTTCACCGGAACTCGCAGGTGCGGGAACGGCTGCCTCGGGTGCTACAGTCTCTGTAGCGGGTGTGAGGTTTTCTTCGGACATGTTAGAGACCGGCATCTCGCCGGACGATTTATTACGTCGATATGTTACCTATTCCACTTTTTGGCAGGACACAGTTGATTCGGGTCGGCCTTGACCCAGGTCTTTGCTTTCATAAAACATCCGCACAGACTGCAGCGAGCTTTGCCCTCGATAAAATGAGGACACTCGATACATGTCTTAAGGCGCTCCTCTCTGATCTCGGCAGTGACTTTGCCATTAGCGGCCGCGAGTGCGGCGGTCCTGAGAAGTCCTTTGGCCATCTCGCCAGCAGTAGCCTTTACGTGCCCAGTAAAATGCTCACGAGGTAGAATCTCTCGATCCTGAGGCCATGGACTCACTGGGCCTGAGGGCAGCTCTCCGCCAGAACGGAATTGCTCAGCAAACTTCTGTTCAGGGTTAAATTTAGCAGTCATTGCACTTAAGGACTGGTAGAATCAAGAGAAGGTTTCCAACGGAATCCTTTTCCAGGTATTATCGCCTACGGCTACGTACAGCCACTGGCTGTCGATCTTGAATTGACCAACGTAGCCACTCGATGTCGAGGCAACAGTGCCTAGCTCAACATTGCTACCAGGCTCCCACTTGTCCTCTACCCAGGTCAAGGCTTGCCCTGGACGAGCGGGCTTAATATCACTACTGTAAATGTCAGTCAGGTCAGAAGCAGCGAAGCCTACACCAGAAACCCAAAGCTCAATAACATAGTCGCACTCAGGCCCCAGCCCAGGCAGGTCGTTGTTGACTGAACCAATCGTCTCGTCAGTACTACGGCCAACGAAAACAATTCCGTTCTTGTTTGGATCGGTATTAATTACAAAACCATTAATCTGTCGGCCGTACATTATCTTAATATCGCCTGCTCGGGTTAGCCAGACTTCAATGGCCAGCTCTTTGTCAGCGCCCTGGAGATATTCCGCACGAACTACATCCCATTGCCGACCCTGCCTTGCGACGTTTACTTTGGTGGCAACACACTGCAAAGTAGTATCAAAACCATCCAAGAAAGGAACAAAGCTGAAGGGTGCAGCCTCTGGCACCGAAAGCCTGATAGTTGAGCTGACGGTAGGCCAGCCATTGGGACCGCCGGTCACCAGTCCAACGGTAACCAGGCGACCGCTTCCATCGATGTAACCGTATGGCGATGATCCGGAACTGTCGCTACGACCCAAGGGAGTCCAGCGATCAAAAGAAGTCAAGTCAACTCGAACCCAATCGTCGGCACTTCTGGGCGTCTGGTCCTGAACATTCCAGCCCTGCACTTCCAGCTCTGCTGCACCTAAGGGAAACTCTGTCCCTAGCATCTGGCCAGTACGTGAGGCGTTGATGTTAATCGCAGTCTTACGACTGGAGCTGTTAGGATTAGCGGGGAGAGGCTTGGACTCCCAGACATTACCGCTGTAAGTTAAAACCTCATTCGTGGCAGCCTCAGGAATATCGACATCAGTAAGTCCGGCGAGGTTTGTAACCCCACCAGCCTGAAGATTGGCTGGACTCCAAAGTCCTGTTGCGCTACTGTACAGCAAGGCTTGACCGTTAAGAGCTTCCTGATCTGACACGTCATCCAGGTCAGACAGGTCGCCTTGGACGCCATCCGTAATAATAAAGATTTCGCCTTGAATATCTGGGTTATCAAGAGAAACATACCTGAGCTTAGAGGGTGCTTCCATCGAAACCGCCCAGCTCATTGTTTCATCAAAAGCAGGGTTGTTTTCAATACCTACGCTGTAAATTGGACCGTCTGGCACTTGAATCTGAAAAGGATCAGTACCAAGATTATGGACAAACTTGTACCTTTGTCCTCGCATCAAATAAAGCGTAGGGTTGGGGGTGTTTCCATAGAAGCCCTGACCGCTAAATGTATAGCCTCCGTTGGCCAGTCCAAGGGTCCAGGTTATTTCAGCGCTAACAAGAAAGTCTGCAACTCCGATACCCTGTGCTACGTTGACCAGTACACCGTTTTCTTTTACAAAAAGAGAATCCTGGTCTCGCGCATAAACAAGCTCACCCTCCTGAATGCTAGGAAGACCAGCCTCAAGAGCAGCCCGGGTACCGCGCCCCAGCCTCACGGGAATTCTGTTGGTTGGGGCGGCCATCTAGGTTCATCGTAAATCTGGACTAGAATACCTAATACCAATAAAAAAGCCCCCGCCGAGGCGAGGGCCATAATCTGTACTTGGATTAGGCAGGAGCACCGCCACCAGAGAACAGGTCGCAGGTAACCCAGCCGCCTACTGAGTCGATAGGGTCGTATGGTCCGGTCCAAATCCACAAGGAGCCACCCACCGTGTCAACGATACACATGCCAGGCTCTTGGGAGAAGCCCAAGAAGGTGGAAAGATCGTCGTCAGCTGATACAGGCAACGGGAAGGTGTCGTTGAAGTCAATGATAAACTTCACGACATTTAGATGGTTGACAGGTGTGTACTTGCCGTTCCGGTAAACAGGAGATTGACCCTCTGCTGCAGGGGCTTGGCTAAAGTCAGTGAGATTGAGAGTGCTATCGATTTGCTTGGGGAGAGCATAGGCGATAGGAGTGCCTGCATCATCCTCGTTAGGAGTAAATGCTTCAACCTGACGGGGGACCGGAAGACTGTTTGCGGTAAATGCACGGAAGTTGTCCATCTGACCACGGCAGGGCTTGGTGCCATCCGTGTTGGCCATCAATGTGAGTGTATCACTGGAGTAAGGACCCACGGGACGCATGTCAAACTCACCACCGTTGTCGTAGGTGTCTTCGACTCGGCCATCGACATAGAGAGTAAACAGGCCATCATTGTTGAAGTAGCTGCCGCCGTTGGCTTCAGACTGGGGCTGAAGGTAAATGGCATAATGGTGCCACTGACCGTCGGCGGGATTGGTGTTGATGGTCTGCAGGATCGAATCGTTTGCGTTGCTGGTACCCTTCATCACCACGAGAGCCGTTGCGTGAGGGGTCTCCTTGGCCAGCTCGAAGGTGTCAAACATGAGCTTACAGTGGAAACCGCTGTCTCCAACTTGAGGACTGGGTGCGTTGGGAGATGCGACACCCCAGATGATCTGATCGCCAGGAGCGGTCTCGTCGTGCTTGAACCAGAACTCCATCCACATCGCATCGGTGTCGACAGACCAGCTATCAGTACAGCCACTACCAGCAGCGGCACTGTAGTCGCAGTGGGCAGAGCCGATCCTGGAGCCAGTTGAACTGAGGCCATCTGCCCAGTCATCGAAGTCTCCCGTACTGTAGGCCTCGAAGTTCTGAGCCGCGTTGGGCGCCTGAGGGGTGGGTCCCGCAGTGCCGGAGCCAGGGTCAGTGGGCTCCCAGACAGAAGTGCTGTCGTTGTAGCTCAGCAGCTGACCATCCAAAGGAGTATTGGAGGTTGTGTCGACATCACTCAGCTCGTCAAGACTGGTAGCACCACCGCCGCCGCCCGCAGAAACGGTAGACACGTTAATCGTGCCGTTCATCGCAGCGTGAGCCGTACACTGATAGTACAGGGTGTCGGGCGCGTCGTAAGGAACAGTCAGAATAACATCACCAATGGTGTTGTTTCCGGTGACGCCATCGTTGTATGCAGTTCCTCCGCTTCCCTGGGTGCTCTGAATCTGGAAAGGATGAGCGCCAGACTGGTTGCCGAACACATAGGTCTGACCCCGCACCACGTAGAGTTCAGGGTTGCCAGTAGGAGCCGTAAAGCCAGGGCCAGTAAAGGTGTATGCACTGGTACCAGAGGCATTGATTACATACGTGATGACAGGTTGACCTGCGCCATCAACGGCAACCGTACTGGGCTTAAAAGCGCTCTCTGCCGAGTCATATACCAGGACCTGCCCGTTGGAAGGGGGTGCAGTCAGGTCAACGTCGGACAGGTCGTCAAGACTGCTAGCACCACCACCACCGCCTGAAACGGTACCGGGCTGCCATTCGCTGTCAGCAGCACTCCATATTAGCGCTTGGCCGTCGGTAGGAGCAACGGAAGACGTGTCAACATCGGTTAGTCCGTCAATAGTGGTAGCACCACCACCACCACCAGTCGAAACAACCCAGGAGCCATTCCTGCGAACGTACTCAGAACCATCGGACGGGGCGTCCTGCAAAGCGCTATCGGCTAGCAAGCCTTGTGCTTTTGTTGCGCCGACAGAAACAAGGACGGAACCTTCTTTTTGGTAATACTGATCCTGGTCGATGGCGTAGCAAATTTCACCATCGAGGAGTTCTGCTACATTTGCGGCCAGATCCGAGTAATTACCACGGGCTGGCAGCAGCTTGCTCCTTGGGCTTGGAACTGGCATGAGGATACTGCTGTTAAATCTCGAGCTAGTATACCCATCGAGCTTATACGGGATTAATAGAGACTTCTCCGCTATACCTCAAGCGATAGGCAAGGTTGTAGGGTTGAACTGCATATAAATTAGCCCCACCCATAAGAGCTGTTTCGTTCTCGTAGTCAAAATTGCTTACAGAGGTATCGTTTAATCGATCTTGGATGAAAACGCGGTCAAGCCAAGCTTTTGCCTGCGCCGGAGTAGCACTCGGATTCAATTCTAAATAGCAAGCCAGGACTCCTGCTACCTGAGGAGCTGCGAAACTGGACCCACTGAGTTTACCGCACCGATAACTCGGATTTGGCCCGTAGGCGACGCCAACCTGTAAATCATAAGAACCATTATTAGTCAAGGCTCCTTGAATTTCTTCGCCAGGGGCGTAGCAGTCGACACCTGGGCCTCTATTGGTAAAACTACTGATCCTCTCTGGCCCGTTCAGACCAGTAGAAGTCGCCACAGAAACGGAACCTACAGAAATAGCCCCGGTAGCAGCGGCTGGCGAAGCGCCCCTGTGCCAGTAATAAGAAGTAAAAGAGTCCACTTCTCTGTAAAAATTGTCGTAGTCCACGCCGCTTGGCACGTCAATTTTGTAGCCAAAGTTCCCACAGCTAGATACAAAATGAATACCCGCTGCGATCATGTCTTCTACGTCAGAGTCGATGCTGGTTACTCGCTGTGGGTGGCTTTCTGTGTTAATCATCCCGTGCGAAGCAGTAAGCTGATCAGTATCATACTGAGCGCCTTGATAGTTGTGATAATCTATATTATTGGGCCAATCACGGAAATACCCCCAGCTAGCATTTACAACCGTAGGTCGGCTATTACCTTTTAGTAAATGCCAGTTTTTGATAAGGTTTAAAGATTCGCTAGCCCCAAAGCCGCCATTCACAGATATCATGTTGTAGATCTCGGCCTCGGGGGCCCAACCATAGGTTCTTCCCGCCGCAATCGAAGCACAGTGCGTACCATGCCCATTCGAACTAAACGTGTAGTAGTAATTCTTCTGGGTCGACGTGGGCATGTTTGCAGCTGCGGGCCAATCAATCAGCTGAACACGAGAAAATCCATCATCCCCCAGTAACTCTGGATGGGTGTAGTCTAGGCCGCTGTCAGAAATTACAACATCAACACCTTTTCCAGTCAAGGTGTAAGGCATGGCGTAGTTAAAATCTGTTCCAGTGTAGGGATTAAAAGGGAAACACATAGCGGGTATTCCCCACTGATTGTCAAAGCTATTTGGACTTGAATTTCTGGCATAATTAGCAGAAGATCTGAAAGGGTTGGTAGAAAGCTTGTAGCCACACTCTTTCTTGGTACCCCACCTCGTTCCGCGCACTCGCGGATCAAAGCGCAGCATATTTGCTTCTTCCATTGTAAGGATGAAGTCAAAATTGGAAACAGAATCTTGTTTTTCGTTATAGACGGGGACTGCACGCTTAGGAATGTAATCGTCTCCGTATTTGGAAGTCATGTCTTCCAAGAAGCGGTCAGAGTCAACGCCCTTGTGCAGGGTTACAACAGTTTTGCGTTCAGCCATGATCAAAGGATGGTAATAGTGCCGTTCATTGGGCCAAACAGCTCGCACTGGTAATAAAGGGTAGTTTGACTAGGATTCATGGGAACGGTAAAAATCACGTTTTCCGTACCCTGGCCAGTGACCCCTTCGCTAAAAAGATTCGTCGCGTCTGCTCCAGTGGTAGTTTTAATTAGCAGGGGTCGTATGGTAAACTGAGGTACGTAAAATCTGTATTGAAAACCGCGGTACAAGACAAGAGAAGGGTTTGTTTCTTCTGCAGGAAAGCCTCGGCCAGGCTGAAATGCATACTCGTTGTCATTAAAAGACCTGACGTCGAAAACAATATCAGCATCTGGAACATTTTTATCATCTACGTACTGCTTGGTAGCCGCGTGTGCTGGATCTGTCGGTGTTCCCAGGTTCCTAATTACTGTGCCCTGGCAGTCGATATCGCCGCCAACTAGGAAAAGCAGATCGTTGCCTGCGGTAATTTGAGAAGAGCCAGTGCCGGTAGTTGTTAGTGTATCGCACTCAATGTTTTCGGCAAACAAAGTGTCGCTCGATTCGTTCCATGTCATCCGAGTCGAAGTAGGCGAAACAGTATTGCCTGCGGTTTGGTAGTAAGCGATTGTATTTTCAGTACCAGACTGAACGGTTCCCTCTCCACCGCCGCCTCCGCCGCCAGTAGCTACCTCCCAGGCGTTATCCTTGCGCACGTATTCTTCGCCATCAGCTGGAGCATCGGGGATGCCAACAGGAACAAGAACAGCACCCTCCTTCTGGTAGTACTGATCCTGGTCGTAGGCATAACACATTTCCCCATCAAGAATGTCATCAACCTGCGCTAGCAAGTCTGCGTAATTGCCCCTCGCTGGAAGCAGTTTACTTCTTGGATTAGGGGTTGTCATGACGTCAGGGAGGACTCCAGCTAGGATACCGTCAGGAAGAGAAGTCTCCCCCGTCAAGGATTTCGTTAGCGGAGCCCGCTTCGTCGGCAGTGAAATCACCACCATTTGCAGCTGAATCATCAATTACCCAGCCAAGGGTGAAGTTTCCGCCGTCAACGATCTCCCTTAAGTTACCGCCAAGGCCAGTTGTGAAGTCGCCACCGTTGGCAGGATTTACGCCTGAGTAGAAGTAACCGCCGTCTTGGATGCCGCCAGTACCAGCCGCTCCCGTAGTGAAGTTGCCGCCATCCATGTAGTAGGCAGTGCCGGCTGAACCGCCGCCAGTGAAGTCGCCGCCATCAACCGTCTCGTCAGGGCCGGGGTTGCCAGTAGTAAAGATACCACCGTCCAACGTTTGATTGGCAGTACCTGCCGCGCCAGTGGTGAAGTTGCCGCCGTCAACGCGGAAATCGGTTCCGGGCGTGCCATCTGTGAAGTTGCCACCGTCAATGGTGTCATTGGCTCCGGGAAGGTTGGGCGAGAAGAATCCGCCATCCATGACGACGTCTTGCTGGTCACCCGATCCGCCAGTAGTCCAGTTGCCGCCATCCAGGATTGTATCAATTGTCCCAGACGTGCCATCCAGGAAGTTGCCGCCGTCTGCGATGTCTCCGATCTCAGGGTCAGGGCCAGGGCCGTTGCCGATAGCAGAAAGGGCTACCTGCTTCCATGTATTGAGAGCAACGCAGATATAGAAATAGTCAGCGGTATAACGCATCTCTCCGGGCTTACCGGGAAAATTGGTCTCCGTAGGCGCACCAGCAGTAGCTCTTGGATTTGCAGCCTGCCACTCGTCATCAGCTTGGCTGTAGAACAGGCCCTGCGTGTCCTCAGGGGCAAGAGAAGAGACGTTAACGTCAGATAGGTCATCAAGGGTTGTAGCGCCTGTTGCAGGGGCATCTGCGGGAACCCAGTTAGTTCCATCCCAGGCAAGCAGTTGACCAATCTCGGGAGCTGTTGCACTGGTATCGACGTCACTTAGTTCGTTGATCGATTTATCGGAAATATCAGCATCAATGACAGGAATATCCTCAATCAGGCTGAATTCGACGACATAACTACCACGGACAGGCAGGTCCGTCCAGACACCGTCACCATACCCTGTAACTTGAGGGGTATCCGTAAGTGTATAGATGCCTTGGCGGGCGAACTGAATGCCCCAGTTGAAATTCCACGTAGGCTGTCCCTGCTTGATCTTGATATCGCCGTTTTCTGAAATCCAAACTTCTCGAGCCCAGGTTCGATCAGCTCTGTCGAAAACCTTAAATTCTGAGCGGAAAATAGTCCAGTCTACTCCGTTAATAGTCTGGCGCGGGAGAACACCGCATTCGACCAGCTCCATGTCAGAATCGTCTGCTTGCTCAATAAGCAAACTGAATTCTATGGAAGAACCGGGAGTGGCATCATCCTCGAAGTCCCACCCTGTTGGCGCGTAGTCGGGCTCAAAGCTACCGCCCCAATTGGGCACAAAAAGAGTTACGATTTGCCATATAGACATCGTAACGTTTACATTCGTATTTACAACGCAAATCGGATCACCTGTCAGCCCTGAGTAAAGCGTAACCCCGTCGGCGGCGCAATCTACGCCATTAAGATTAATAGTGCGATACAGATCGTCAAAAAAGGTTCCAGTCTTAGGAAACCGCGTAAAGCCCATGGAGTCCCATGTGGCCTCGTCCATGTTAGTCCTGCCACCCCACAGCGGTGATTCGGTGGACGTGGTAGTAGTAGTCTCTAGGCTAATCGGTCCTTTCGAAAGCGGTTTAGCGGCAACCCATTTATTTGTAGCCTGATCCCACAAAAGGGCGTCGCCATTCTGGACACCATCTACATTGGTGTCTTTGATATCCTCGACCTTGTTTAAAGAAGGATCGACGTTTTCCCACTCTGCACGGAGCGAGCTGTAGGTAAGTACCTGTCCGCCAGTAGCGCCAGATATGCTGACGTCAAGCAAGTCGTCAAGGAAAGCGGCAGTACTGCCGCCACCCGAAGAGACATCTCCAGGCTTAAAGGTATTGCTGCCGTCGTCCCAAAGCAAGGCCTGCCCTTCATTAGGGGGAACCGACATGTCAACATCGGTAAGATCATCCAAGGAAGTAGCGCCTCCTCCTCCTCCGTTCCCTACATCGGGTGAACTGATCCAGTTGCTGCCATCCCAGATAATTCCGTCGCCAATGCCAGGAGCAGGGGCAATTACGTTCGTCAGGTCATTCAACTCCAAAGGAGGGAGCGTACCTGCTGTAATGGAGGTTATGCGACCCTGAGCATCCACGGTCACGGTAGGCGTGACATACTCTCCCGGAACAATCCCAGTTGGATCCAGGGTAACGGTAACAATGCCACTAGCCGTAATAGGACCGCCCGCAGCAGTGATTCCACCAGACCCTTGAATGTCTACGCTAGTTACAGTTCCGTTACCAACCGAAGGCTGAAATACAAACTCGCCATCTACATAAACCAGCGTATCACCCTGAGCAGGCGTTCCTTCTACGTCGTTCAGGTCTTGAACGTTAAGAACAACAGCGCCTTCCTGTCCGTTAATCGATACAACCCCTTCTCCAGCAACAGGTTGCAGAATCCCGCCATCCTTACAATATAAAGACTGCGTATCTAATCCATATACAAGCTCGCCGTCATATAGTTCTGTAATAGAGCTTTCCAGGGTTGCAAGGTTACCGCGTGCAACCCGTACAGGAACTCTGTTAATCGGCGTCGGCACGTACCTTACTGCGAATCCGTCTAGGTTGCCGAAGTCTCATTAAAAGGTATCCCGTAGTTGCCGATAGGAATTTGCTCGCTTCCTTTCCCTCGAATGCATTCATTTTTGACAACTCTAAGGCTATGTATCCAGCCGTCGAATCCGGTGTACTCAGGGATATTCGGAGTGGGAATGCAGCCGACGCCAAGACGTGCGCCGTTCTCGCCAGCAATTGAGCGAAACGGTATACGAGCCAAAGGAGTAAAGACTTCCTGCCGACGGCCATTGCAGTAAAAGATGAATGAGCCGCGGTTGTAGTTGCGCTGAATAGACACATGGGTCCATTCGTAGTCACTCCTCTTGTCTTTAGGGTACTGGTAGTCTTCATATTCACAGCCGTTTCTGAAGCCGTTAGGACCCCAGTTTACTGCAATTTCATGCTTGACTCCTTCTTCGTCTTGGAAGTAAAAGAACAGGTAGTGATCTTCGCCAATAGTATCGTTTGTGATAAATGCATCATCGACTGCGTCGTTAAGCCCTGTCGTGCTAATCCGCACTTCCCATTGCAATCCTGACCCAGGATTAGCGCTATTTTCAGAAGTAGCACCAACTATGTACTGATAAACGCCTCTTCTTGTTCTTCCTTCAGTGTAAACGCTACTCTGTTTCCAGGTAAAGTCAATCGTAAAATCTTGATCAGTAATTTCTGTTTCAGCTGTTTCTTCCGTAAAAAGACCGGAACGCATTGTGCGACCACCATTAAGGTCACTGGCAGCTCTATTTTCAAAAAAAGCAGACTCATCACTGATTGCTCCTGGTGGGATGCAGTTCGGGTCGTTGACCAGGTTGTCAGGGAATCTCCCGGAGAGACGCGGGTGATCAATTAGGCGCTCTGGATCTGCTTCCCATGTTCTTCCGTCAAGTGAATACAAAGCGTTGTATTCGGCTGCTTCTTCGTCTCTGTAATCCGATATGTACTTAGCAAACGGCAATGCTGCTACATATACACCTTCAGAGATGGGCTGAGGCGGAAGAGTTGCATCCTCCGTGAACTCCCCGGAATCCATTCCCGCTAGCCACTCGACAGGAACGTCTTCTTCTCCTAGCTCGAAGTTGCCGCCACCAAAGAGCTGCATGGGAAAGCCTGCCTCTGTTTCGCCGTATTGGAAATTACCGCCATCACCGGATGCTGTAACAGGTGGGGCAGGTGCATCAGTCCAGTTGACGAACAATCCATCCAATTCAGAAACATCTGGATTGTCTACGATTTCACCCGTAATGGGGTCAATTAAGCCCTGTAGGGTTGTAGCGGGATTGCCTATGCTAAAAACATTATTGATTTGCCGCGTGGCCTGGAAAAAGTGCCAGCGATATGTTTCGTATATACCTATAAGGAAACCAGAATCGATGTACCTTCTCTGCTCTGGAATCCACAACCCGGCTCTATAGACCAATATATATCCTGAAACGAATCTGTCAGGGTAGTCTACGTCACGCAAGAAGTCGAGCTGGTACTTGTAGTACGAGATGGGAGCAACAGGTTTCCACTTGTTAGCCCTAGAGTCGTAGGTTAGGCGATCCTTACCCTGGTAAAAATCAATTTGAACGTCGTCAAGCTGCTTAACGTAACCAATATCTGTTATAGCTACGTTTTTCCAAATGCCCGTTGTTTCGTCGTACTGAACCAGGTCATTGCTTTTTACATTGGATACAACGACATCTGTCAGATCCCCGAAGCCAATCTGAATTTCTTGTATGCCTTGGGTAGTAACCCATTCCTTGTATTGATCATCCCAGCGAAGAATGTCATTATCTGCTGGAGAAAGGTTGTCTCGCTGGTTGATTTCCCAAGAGAAAAACTCTGTTTGCTGTTGAGGAATCCACCTGCCAGTATCTCTGTTCCAGACCAGGACGTCTCCATCTTGATTCGAGTCTCTTAGGCTCAGTACGTCTTCCGGAAAATTATCGACTGTTGCTTCAGCATAGCGACTTAAGTACCAGGTTGAAGAGTTATTAGGTCTTGGACCTTGGTAGTACTCAAGATTTAGGGAACTGGGTGTTGAGTATCTGCCTTGATTGCTAGTGACGTAAAAATTGAGCTTGTCGCCATATCGACTGAAATCATAGTCATCTTCTACTAATGGTAATGCGCTCCTGCTGCCTCTGCCAATCGGGTCTAGGTTAATAAAGGATCTATACTCACCGAACCCGGAGTCGTTTGTGGAGCTTGAGAATGAATATTCCTTGCGCGACAAAAGGTGGGTGCGACCAAGAGTTCCATGCTTAAGCTCCAGGCCCGGCATTTGCTCATCCAGGTCGTAAATCAAGTCGAAGTCGAATTCCGCTAACTCTGCCAACCACCCTTCTGGAAGGGCATTCATGACACAGAATTTTTCAAGATAGCAGCCAGAGTAAATCTGGAAGCGGTAACCAGCTTTGCTTGTTGATCTGTTCGGGGCTCTAATGTAAGTGGGCAACCCTCCAGGAGCTATGTCATCGATAAGTCCGTAACTTATGTCGTGTTCATCGATTAGGTACCGCTGACCATTCCAGTAAACGTGAATACCGCTATTGATATCATAGATGACAACAAGTTCATACGTTTCTGAAGGATCGGTCAGATCTACGTGTACATCGAATGTAATGCTGCCGCAGAAGCCAACATCGCTTTTGATCAGCTCTTCTCTTTCCTCTTGAGTAAGCCCCTCAGGCAGGCAGTCAGAAGTACTGCCGTCTGGTCTTCCGACCGAGACTGAAACTATAAAAACGTTATCTTTTGTGTAGATACTGCACCAGCCTGTTCGAAGTAAAGTCCTAGTTGTAGCGTAAACCGAAGGTGGTGCTGTAGTCGTAAATACAGTACCGTCGTAGCCAAAGCGTATGCCAACAACTTGTCCTTTGTACTTGTCTGTTGAAAATCCAAGCGAATAAGATGTTTGCTCAAAATTATTGTAGTAACCAGGGATCCAGCGGTAGAACCGATTAGAATAGTTTTCGACCTTTTCCGCTGAATACCAGGCGCCCTCAGGGTATTTTTGGTTTCTTACGATTCTAGGAAGACCCGTTAGAAATCTATCTGCTTCTGAGTCGCTCCAGGGACTATCATCGCTTCTCATAAAGTTAGTACTGGCAATCATCTTTCTAGCAGAAGAAGAGTAGCCGTACTCGTAAAAATAAAATCCACCGTCGTGTTGGCCTAAGCCGTTTGGTTGGTATTTCGGATTAAAAATAGCAATATAGGGCGCTCTTCCCTCTTCAAGGTCTTCTTCGGTAAAGGGCATGCCATGCCTAGACCTGAGTTCTTCAATGTCTCTGATTTGCGCACCAAGGCCTCCTGCAGGGGGGAGAAAAACACCTGAGTTCAAATACTCTTGATCCTCGAAAATCTGTTTGTCCTCATTCCAGGACCAAGCGCGAGCGCCCCTTCCGCTAATAAAATCAAACGGCAGTTTGGTTGAAAGTTCAATTCTGTTTAAGTTACTAGCTTCAGCTGTTTTCCAAACAAGCGGATTATCCGAGCCGACCCAAGCAAAGCGCCCTTTTTCCGAAACACCTAGGGTTTTCACTGCGGCTCGAGGGGCTTGAACCTTGCGTCTACCCCATCCGACAGGAGGAGTGAATTTTTCTAAAAAGCCTTGCCCCTCATAGCCCTCGCCATCGTCAACCTTGTACTCATCGCAAAGCGTAACAACAAAGTCTGCGATGTAACCATTCATGCTGGATCCAATTTCTATCCTAGAAAAATCGGTGCCATCCTCAAGCGTACCTTGAATTGAGACCAACTGGCCATCAATATAAACACGCGACTTTCCGGTCTGTGCGCTGTTTACAAGAGCGAAGTGATAATCTCTGTTTTCTTCAATGTCACGGATTGCTAAGTGGTCGGCATCGGGAGCGCTAACTTCTAGGTCGATAACAGGATCGATAAAAGCACCACCTCCAAGGCTCCCCCTGATGCGAGTATTTTCTATAGTTACAAGAGAAAAAGGTTTGTTCACGTTGAAAAATCGGCTATTCGTGTCAAGCCTAAACCAGAACTGCATTGTCCAGTCCCCGTGGTATGTCGTCTCTTCGAAGTATCCACTCCCAGCCTCACCGGATAATCCTTCTCCTGCTCGACGGATAGGCATTTTCAGCGTTTTATAGTCCAGCTCTTGACCTTCGATGAAGTCCCTCAGCTTCCACGTAAGGCAACCCTCGTTCAGTTGGTTTAGAGGAATCTGCCTGCTAAGGTTCGCAATGCGCCAGGCGCCGTCAGGGAACTTAGCCCAGCCGCCGCCGTTACTAAATTCTGTTCGAATCTCTGTTCCGGTTAGATCCCATCCATTTACAAACCACTCACTTCCGATAGGATGAAAGTCGGTTGTTTCGCTAAAGAACTTGCCCTCCCAGAAGCCCGAAGGGCCGTCGACAAGAGAGCTTGGAATTCCAGGGATTACTATGTACTCAAGGTCTGCACGTCTTCCTCGACGTCCGTCCGGGACGGCCAGAACGCCCTCCGTGCTTAGCGGTTTTACTCCCCATTTTTGCTCTTCCTCGAAATACGTTAAAGCGTCTAAAGTCTCTAGTTCGGTCGGATTAATATCAACGTCAGATCGATTGTCTAGTCTTTGCTCAAAATACTTGTTTACCCATAACAGTTGGGTTTGATCCCAGTAAATACCACTCTTGTCTAGAATAGGCTCTGTAATTTTAGCATCTACAAAATTATCCCACCCGAAGTTGCCTTTAAAGGCAGGCAGAGAGGTGTCGCTGTCAAAATACGCATCATTGCCAAAGCCAGGTGCAAGCACCCACTTGCCTTCGTGCGGCGGATTGTCTGGATAGTAACGAAAATCACCTTCGCCAGTCCAAACAAGAGTATCGCCAACCTGTCTTCCTTCGGCATCTGGAATTAAGTTGGTATCGTAAAACTCATTAACACTAGAGTCACCCAGAAGGTAGGGAAAGGGTTCGTTAACGCCCCAAACACCAAGAGCATTAACGATAAGGCCACTGTTCTCTACGTAGTTCCACTTGGCATAGCCAGCCCAGGCAGCCAGTGGCAAGGTAGCCATCGGACTGCCGACGTCGTCAATTTCCTGGAAGTAGGTAAGCAGTATAGGGTGGCCATCATCAATAAGAACAAAAAGCTCACCAGGTTGAATCTTTTGATCTGCGTTTGCCGGATCAGCAAGGAACTCCCTCAACTGAGCAAGAGTACCGTACGCATTTCTAAAAACTAGATTCTTTGGAAAGAACACCGCTTCCGAGCCTTAGTCTCCTATAGGATCCCAACTCAAGTAAAGTCCCCACCTCCAAGGAACTCAGGTAATCTTTCGATCGGCAAATCTGCCGCGCTGGTATCAAAGTCCCCGCCCCCAAACACGCCAGAAACGAATCCAGTACCTGTAAATGTTACATCAAAATCTCCGCCGTCACCCCTGCCTGCAGCGATAGGAGTGTTTTTCCACTTGGACCCATTCCAAATCAAGGCTTCGCCTGGGCGTGGATCTCTAGCGTCGACGTCGATTAACTCTTCTATCCCCTGGGCGGAGTAGTTTACGAAAGAGCCCGCAGTCCAATAGCCGTTACTTCGCTGTAGAACTTGGCCGGATTTTGGCGTCCCCAAAAATCTTACGTCTTGGAATTCATCCAGCGTTACTGGGTCGGGGTTATCTGCGTTGACCCACTTTCGCTGCAGGCTGTCATACTGAAGGATATCGCGATCCTCGACCTGTTCAAGTTCCGTGTCTTCTAATGAATCAAGAGTCGCATAAGATTGCCCTGGCAGTGGCCCTGCGACCCAAGCGTCAAGAGCCTCGCTGTACAGCAACGTGTCACCGTCGACTAGCTGTGTAAACCCCAAGTTGACGTCAACAAGACTCCCGAGTGGGATCGGGTAGGACTCTGGAGCGTCGTCTGGCTCCCAATTGCTAGTAGATTCGTTCCAACGGAGAATCGAGCCCTGCGACAAACCGTTATTTGCCAGCACATCAACGTCATCTGCGTCGTTAATTTTGATTGTAAGATCGTTTCCGACAGGCCGCCATAGACGACGCGATTGACTCCAGGCAAGGATTTGACCATCTTCTAGAAACGTTTGGGTGTCCGTGTAGTAGCTGACGTCGGTAGCGTTCCTCAGATTATATGCGCCAATCCATTCGAGGTCCTCGGTCCCCGCATTGATGAATTTTTTAGTGTCTTGGTCCCACATGACGACACCACTTTTGCCGCCTTCGTAAAAACTTTGAGTATCAACGTCGGCCATGTCCAGGAACTTAACACTCCTGCCAAACACGAGGAGAGGGCTCTTCATGGGCTCATAGCCATGGACGCTTGAGTCGTACTCCCAGGCAAGCAGGCGTTTTTCGTCTCCGGTTATGACAAGTCGACCAACGCCGGTAGTGACGGGAAGGGCATCAGCAGAGAAACCCCCGTAACCACCGAGTCCACCCCAGAACTTACCTACGTAGCCCTGGAATGCACCCTGCGTCATGGCCGAGGGCACGGGAATCGCTTCAGTGCCGTCCAAGAAGTCTGCAGTAGCTCCCGCGGGAAGTGGGATTGAGCCGAGAACGTCTACACCGTTAATATAGGTAGTTATCCTGTCGTCCCTGACTCTTACTTGGATACTAGAGAGCTGGCCTACTGGGATGCTAGCGTTGCTTGCGTGAGAAGTACTAAAGACTTGACCGTTTACCTTTACGGTTGCCTGGACAATGCCATTAACCAGCTCTATGACCAAAGCGCCTAGATCGACCAATCGACAGTTTAGATTTGACAGCGTTGGATAGATGTCGATACCAGCAAGAAAGTCGGAGGAACCTCCAATAACATCCCAGCCCTCGTTGTTACTAAATGGCCTAAAGCCCTTCATGCCCGTAGGGCCTGGCTGTATTTCCGTGCCCGTAAAATCCCAGCAACCAGATGTCCACTTATCGGCAATATCTGGTTTGTGAACGATTACGTTTCTACTGCCGTCAGCCCTTTGCCCGTGGACCTCGAGGAACCTCTGATCCGAATCGTATTCGTCTGTTGACTGCGTTAGGTAGCAGTAACCACCGGCTCCCTCCTCGCCGGCAATGGCGCTAACAAAAAAGTTCTGTGTATAGTCAACGGAAAGCGTGTAACGATCAGCAGGTTTGGCGACACTGGCGGGAGAGTAGCTGTAATTCTTTCCGTTGAAAGTGCCTACCAGTGTCTGACCATCTTGAATCCCCTCAGTACTTACATCCTTGAAATCATCAAACTCAACTTCACCTTCCCGCAGCGCCTTGCCCCATTGGTTCGTAGCCTCGTCCTGAACCCAGTAAAAGTCACCGCCTGCCTCTAGTTCTGGATCTCCAACGTCTGTAATTGGACTAACGCCAAGTGTGCGGAGGGGCAGGTTAGGGAAGGGCTGGCTGGGATCAATGATCTCTACATTGGCGTTTCCGCCGGCCACAGCACCGGCCTCCCACAGCTCGCGTTGATTGTTGTAGATCAACACATCCCCATCAGTGGGTACAGTAGTATCTAAGTCGACGTCAGTTAGAGCGCCCAGGTTCTCGGGCAAGTACTCATTTTTCCAGTTGCCAGTCTGAGCATTATAGACAAGCGTTTGTCCGTCACCAGGAGCGGAGATTACAACATTAGCCAAGTCACCGACGATAGCCTGAGTGGGTGCCTTTGCCGGGCGAAACCTGTCCCCACTCCAGGCAATGGTGTTCCCGGACTGGAGTTCAGGTGTAAGAGCGATATCACCCAGGTCAAAGAGGCTGTTGCCGCTCAGGTCGGGTGGCGGCGAAGGCTTGTTGGTCCATCCCCCATTACCCGTTGGACCTACGTTAGGGTCGTAAACCAATACATCACCAGTAGCCAGTGTGTCGTCATTAATGTATACACCAGCTAACTCGCTGATGTAAGGTATAATCTGCTGAACCTGATTCGTCTCTCCCATGGTAAGGAGAGCGCAGCCCTCGTCGCCTTCGAAGACGGCAAGCTCACCCGGAAGCATCGGGTACAAACCTGTGCCTGGCGTGAGCTGCTCCACGAAAGCATCCATGTTAGCACTACTTTTCGTGTACTTAACTGTAATGCTTTGAGTAAAAGTAGCCACGGCACAGAAAACGCTGTATTAGGATCCCGAAGGTATCAGTCGACGACCGTTACGGTAATAGTGACAGGATTAGACCAAAGGCCCGTCTCGTTGTCATAAGTCTGTGGCGTAAGCGTGTAAGTACCTACAGGAATGAGAAGGCCGCGGACTTGGACTTGGCCGCCGGGTGTAACTCTAAAATATTGAGTAGTATCGGAACCTTCTTCCAGGAAGCGCCACTGATCTCCAAAGAAGTTCTCGTTGTTTGGGATATAACCCCTAAGGTAAACCAGGTTAACTTTGCTTTGGCCATTGATATAAACAGGAGCAGCGGTTTGTTTTTCATCCAGCAATTCAGCAGTAGGGTAGATAGGGTCTGGTGTTTTAGATCGGAAACCTGGTTCTGTTTTTTCAGTATAACGGGATTCATCATACAGCGGGACCCCAGGGCCTACAATTTCATAATTGTAAGAACCATAGATTTCTCCAAAGAAACTATCTTTGAATTCAGAGTACATTGTCCTAGTTAACATGTAAACTGTTTGGGTCTTCAAGTTGATGTATCCGACTTGCTTGGGAACTTGACTGAAGCACCTCGGAGGCAGTACGCTTGCTGGGACGCCTGGAATAAACGAATCCGGCTCGAAATCGCGGCTTAATTGCCCTGCAAGAAGAGTAAGGGGAATAGTGGCGGCAAGGCCCACCGCACCCACTAGGCCAAAGTTTAAACCGACTAAGTTTGCGGCTTGCTGATCCTCAGTGCCTTGCTGAACTAGCTGAGCCCTGTTAGCCCATACCGTATCTTTCGTGTAAACCCCTCCGCAACTGAACTCAGATTCCTGACGGCCCCCACGGCTTTCGGGGTTCGAGTCTACAACGAAATAGTTTCGAGCTAGAGCATATTTACCGGGAAGACCACAAACTCTAGCCTCCGTTCTGTTGCCATACCTCTTGCATTTTGTGAGATTTGCAAAACGTTTTGTCTGGAAGGGGCATTCGAGGGTCGACTTGTATCCACCATTCTTGTCCAAAACAAGTTTCCAAGGGCCCATGCCCGGTCTGGTGAGATGATACTCCACTCCACCGGGATTCCGTCTTCTCTTGCCTACAGCGTTATCGCAGTCGCACAGGTAGTAATCAAAGCTTGGCAACTTGAGACGGTAGATGCCGATATAAGACAACTCTCTTGGCTGGAAGCATGGAACAAGTTCTCCGGTAACTGGATCTACGTATTCGCTTATTGCGTCAGTACAGTATTCAATAATATAGGTAACGCTGGCTGTACCGTTATTCAAGGTTTTGACAATTATGTGATTTGGGGGAAGAGTCGGTGGTACTCCTTTTTTTTCTGTAATCAAGTATCGGTAACAACGATCTTCGCACGTTCTTTCGCATGGTTTGTTTTTCTTGTATTCTTCGTATGTCTGTTTTTCGTGGCAGGGATATGGGCATTTCCGATAATACTGAGAACCTGGCTTTGCTTCGCCATTTTCATCGTAAGTACTATACTCGCACTCGCAGGCCTCCGGGCAATCCTGTAGTTGGTCTTTTGACCACTCGCTCGTTAAGCCAAAGTTTAGTGCGAGCTCTATGCCCGGGTTTTGTCCTGGATTCCCTACGGTGCCAACC